CCAATCCAGCCGCTCCTTGTCTGCCCGCAGCGCGGCGTTTTCGTCCTGTAATCGTTTCGCGTGGTCCCAGATGGTCCCGGACGGGTCCATCAGTTCGCAGCCGTAGGCTTTGTTGTCATCTAGGATACGCTGCTTGAGCTCGGCGTTCTCGCGCTCTAGCTCCGCGAGCCGGTCGGCGGCTTCCGCAATCGCCGCGTTGGCAACGCCGTCGTCGCTCTTGATGTCACGCGCCAAGATTTGCAGAGCGGCGATCAATGTCTCGGTCGAACTTCTCACGGCTCTACCGCCTTTCTCGCCTCGCGCAACTGCTCCGGCGTGCAAACGTCCTCAAGCGCGGCAACGTAGTTCTCGAAGCGCACAAGGTCGCCGATCAACTCGGCAACGCGGTCGCGGCTCTCGGCTTCGTCGCTGCACCAGCATTGCGCTTTGCCCGGTCGGACGACGTGCAGACCGCAGTCAGCGCCTAGTTTGCAGCGCGACCACGAGTTGCCGCATCCGTCGGAAATGTCGTTCCCTTTCACGCTGCACCGCCGTTCTTGTACCACGCCGGCACGCCCAGTTCGCGCACCGTCGCGTCGATATTCGGCCACTCGTTCGAGTCGATGCACCGCTTGAGCCTGCGCAGATCGTCGAGCGTCTCGTCCTGCCCGATGCTGATTGCTTGGTCCGACAACTTGTAGATCGCGACGCCGTAAGGCTGCACCTTTTCCACCGCAACGAAGAAGAAGTCGAAGACAGGCCGGCCGAGAATCTCGGTCACGAGCGGCAAGTAAAAGCCCGCCTGCCGGTGGTAGCCGTATTTGAAGACGACGCGCTCGAACGATCCGAAGTCCTCGCCGGACAAGCTCTCGGTCGTCTTGAGGTCAACGATGTACGGCCGGCCATCTGTCAGCGCGCAGCCGTCGCGATTGAACCAGTCGGTTCGGCATTGCAGCGTCATCGACCCGCCGGTGCGCCACGAAAGCTCCGGCTGACCGTGCGCGAGCAACTGCGCGGCGAGATCGTTCTGCCTGACGGCGTCCGTCATCGCAATGACCTGCGCGGCCTCGTCCATGTCGAGGATCTCCTTGCCGGCGTTCGCTTGCTCGAAGGCAGCAAACCGCTCCTTGCCTTCTTTCGTGCGTCGGTCGATTCCGTCTGGGCGAATAGCGAAGCGGCGCGTCATCTCCAGAGGCTCGAGGACCGAGCAATGCACCGCGGAGCCGAGTCGCAGCGCCGCGGTCGGCGGCTCAACGTCAATCGTCTTCGTGATGTAGCGGCGATAGTATAGCTGCGGCCGGCGACGGAAGACCTCGAGCTTCGAGTGACTGATTGCGCTGTTCGCGTGATACTGTTGATTTGTTTCCACGATCACGGCGCATCCTCCTTTTGTTGGAGCAATATCATCGCATCCGCGAAGTGGTACGCAAAGCTCGCCGCGATCTCTGCCGGCATTTCTCCAGCAGGACGAGCGAGCAATCCGGCTAGAGCCTGTCCCGCGAAATAGTCCCGCAAGCTCATTCCTCGACTATCGGCATGAACCCACCTTTTAGACTTCGCGCAATAGTAACTTGGAGACACGGGGAAGGCACGTCCTCCGCTTGGAGGATATTTCTTTTTGCTCACGGCGCACCTCCGTCCTTGAGATCGAGCTCGTGCAGCTTCATCGCGACCTCGGACAAGATAAGTTCGGCGGTCGTGATCGTGCGATATGCCTGCCAATACTCACGAGCGGCAATTTGATCCGCGCCTTCGGAGATCGCATTGAGCGTCTCGGACAACTGTTGCATCATCGCGGCGCGTTCGAGCGTGTCGATTGTCTCCGCGGCGCTTTTCTTAACCGCGACCATCATGGTGCCTCCTCGATTCCGAGTTTCGATTGAAGCGGATCGACCTCCTGCTCGCTCTCGTCCTTGAACCGCGCCGACCAGCCGAGGCGCACGATCACGGTCGGAGCTTGCGCGAGCGCGTCCCACTCAATCGCCGCGGAGACCTTCGCGGTCGGCTCGGCCTTGCCTTCGTCGTCCACGAACGAGTCATCAGCGGCCTTGCGGATCTTGTCGTAGTTGCTCTCGAGGAGACCGCGCAGTTGTTCGGTCGCGCTGTTGATGACGGCAGTTTTGATTTCGTCTTTGCTCATGGGATCAGAGTTGCGCGGTTAATCCTGCGGCCACTTTGTCGGCCGGTGTGACGTTGATCTCGGCCGGCATATCGCGGACTTCCTCGGTCGTTCGAAGTCCCTTGAGGACATCGCCGAACGTGTCGCGCAGTACGAAGCCGCGGGCGCGGAATTTCAGCATCCGTCGCGGGTAATCGGTCCACGGTCCGTTCTTGCCCCAGAGTTTCGCGGTCTTCGCGTCGGCGACGGTGAACGTCTCCGACTGCGGCTCGCATCCGCGGCGCTTCGCCGTCACCTTGTAGCCAAACGTGTCCTTGCCGGCCTCGCCGATCTCTTCTTCGGCGTAGCTCTCAAGCTGACCGGACGAACGCACGAGTGCGAGCGCAGCGTCGCCGAAGAGCGATGGCCGGCCGTTGACCACGGCGATGTTCGAGAGCGCGGCCATTGGAGTCAACCCAAGCTCCGCGCCCCATTGAAGCGCGACGAGCACGCTTTCGGGTTTCTCCATTCCGCGAGGCGCGAAGCCGCTGCTCACGATTGCCTTGGCGAATCGGAAGGCGTCTTCGAGGCTGGTCAACTGAACGCCGGAAGCTCCGAAGCTGATCGGCGAGGAAACGGTCGGCTTGGTCGCCACCGCGAGGTCTGTCGTTTTGTCGTCTTGCATGATGTTGTTGTGTTTTGTGTTTCCCCGGCGCGTCGCGGATGAGGCGGCGCGCTGGGTTTAAGATCAGAACGGAACGTCCTCGGAGATCGGCGCGGCTGACTCGAGCTTGACCGGCGGCGAAGGCAGCGTCCCGCGGTTGCGATGAACGATTGTTCGCGCTGCATTGCGCAAGAGAACGTCCTCCGGTCGCGGCGGGAACGGCGTCCCATCGTTGCGCAGTCGCGGCTCCGGTTCTTGCGCGTACCACTCGCACGACTTCGCGGAGAGCGATCCGAGCGGCGTGCCTTTGTTCTTGCCGAAATGCACCGCGATGTCGCCCGCGTTCTCGATCACCTCGGACGGCAACGGAATCTCCTTTGGCCCGGTCGATGCCGGCTTGGAAGCGACCGCAGACGCAGCCGGCTTGTTTTGCGTGAGTGCCGAGCGGATGGCTCGGACCTCAAGGAGTAGCTCGTTGAACTGTTCGGTTGTCATCGTGAAAGCCTCGCGACCTTTGCGCCGTAGTTGAACGTCGACGTCTTGCGATCTCCGGCCGGCCCGCCGTTGTGAACCCTCGCCAGCGTCTCAACATCGCCCGCGGCCCACGCCTTCGGCGCGTAGCGTTGCAAGTAGGCGCTGACGACCTTTCGAGCGAAGCCGAGATCCGTCACCTGCTCGTAAGTGCCGCCGACCCGCGAGTCGGTGAAGTAAGCCCGCGAGATCTGAAGCGGCCCCAAGCTGCGGCCGTTGTCTCCGAGGATAGCGCCATGCCGGCCGGAGGTCTCGACGAGATGGAGAGCGCGCCAGAACGATTCCGGCGGCGCGGCGTGCGCGGTCGCGGCGAGCGCGAGGAGGAGGGCGGTGCGGATCACGACGCCACCTCCAGCTCGGCGCCAACAATCTCCTCAAATACCTCCGCAATTTGATTGGCGTACTCCTCGCAAGTCGTCTCGACGACTATGCGGCCGGACCGGTCGTAGACCGTATACCAGCAATTATAAGCCATCTCCCCGTCGGCGATAGTCGCCGGTGCGTACCGGTAGGTGAGTCGTGCGTTGTTGGTCGTCTTCATTGTCGTTGTTGGTTTTGAGGTTGTCGTTGCTGAACGACGCCAACAAAGGACGAACCGAACCGCTTTGCCAAGAACAAAAGAGAAAAACTTTCCTGCGCTTTCGTAAGTCGCGCATTTAGCGCGGGTTACGCAGGAAGAAAAACGGAGCGTCAGATGCGAAACTGATTGAGAATCTCGCGACGCTTCGCGCACCCGGAGCAATTCTTGAGGTCCGTTCCGGCGACCGCATCGACCGCGGTTGCGATAGGCTCCGCGAATCTCGCGACGATATCACCGAGCCCCGTGCGCCGATGCTTGCGCGTAAGTTCTCGGAACTTCTCCCGCTCGATCTCGAAAAAGCCATCTGCGGCATAGGTGCCTGCGGCCTCGAAATCGGCCTGCGGTATTTTCCGCAGCCGGCAAAACTCCACCACCGCCTCTTTCGCGACGCGCATCATCATGTGCAATACAGCTGAACGAGGAACGACCAAAGCGTGCCGGAGCCTCCGTCGCAATTTGGAATTACCTCGACCTTCATTGTGGTCGTCCCCTGCGGGATTGAGACTTCGCCCGAGTTGAATGTCCCCGCGATGCAGCCGGTATCGTAAAGCACAGTCGCGTCAGCCCAGACCTTGAGTTGATCTTTCACCGTGATCATGTCTCCGCTTGCAACGAAAACCGCATTGTTCCCGACCGCGTTGAAGTTGAACGTGAGCGAAAATCCTTCGTCGCCTCCGCTATCTTCGACCTCGATCAGTCCGCAAAAGCATCCGTAGTAGCACGGGTCGAGAGAACAAAAGCCGGAATAAACCGCGCCCTCGTTCCAATAGTCGTGCGGCTGTGCCAACAGCGAAGGCATCAACTTGCGGCGAGGAAAGTGTACGTCACGGCCGAGCCGTTCACGCATACCTGCAAATCAACCGGCCCGTATCCGGTCGGGATTCCTCCGGGACCGGAGCCGTCGATCACGATGCGGCCTTCGGAGTTGTAGACGTTGACGCCGTTTTTCCCGTACATCGTCATCAGCAAATCGACTAGCGCGTTGTGCTTCTCGGCCAGCTCGCGAAATGCGGCCGGTATCTTCTCAACTTTGAGATCGTCGCCCTGTGCCATTTTACTGCGCCGGCACTAGCCGGATTCTGCGAACGTAGATGTTGCCGAGCCACCGCTCGCGGATGCACTCGGCGATCAAGTTCGAGTTCGTCGAGATCGCTATCTCGTATTCCGATGAGTTCGGCGCTGTCGCCGTTCCGGTCGAGAGATACGAGACGGAGTTTCCTAACGAATCCACCGGAGTGAATTGCGCCATCGCCGGGAGATCAAGGTCGATCTGCGTGACGCTGGTCAGCGCGTAGTCGTTTTGTAGCATCGACGGAACGACGATGGTCTCCGGCTGCGCTCGACCTTGCGCCGCACGACGAACCCAAAGCCCACCGCTCGAGAACGTCCCCGTGCCGGGTAGGATCTTACCGACGCCGATGTAAAGACCGGCGGCGGTTCTATCGTTTGCCGTAGTGAAAAGGTTCACCCGATAGCTGATCGAGTTGCGCGTGTAGCTTCCGTCAAGGTACACGCGATCGCCCGCGGAGATATTCGATGGCGTGTATGGTATCGTGTAATACGTCGGCCATTCGGTCGGCGGGTTTGAAAGATACCGCGTCCCGATTGAAATCGGCACGACGTAGCCGGGATAACTGAACGGGAAATCCTCGCGGTCGAACCACGTTGTCGGAACCGCCGCCCATTGACGCTCGAAAGAAAGCATCCCGCCGCTCATGTCGCGGAAGTTGTCCTCCGCGACGAGGTAATAAGTCGTGGTCGCCGGCACGCCATAAGTCACCGGCCCGGCGCTGTACACCGTATTGAGCGTGAGCGGCGTGTAATAGGAAACGGCGACTTGATGCGTCTGCCGAAAGACGACCTTCGCGTTTGGCTCCGGCAGGACACGCTCCCAGACCGGAAGCGATGCGGTCACCGCGACCGAAAACGCCGGCTGGCTGGCTGACTTGTAATAGGTGACGCTCATTCGGTGTTCACGGGGATCAAACTCGCTTTGATATCCTTGAGATGTTTTTCGCTATCTTTCAGCACCTTGAGTTGAGCGCCGAGCGGATTTCTCTCCGCGGCGGTAAGCAGGCCAAGCCCAGACCTCAACTTCTCGGCGCGTTCCATGCTCTTTTCCGCGGAGACCTCAAACCCCTGCGCTCGTTGCCTGCGCGCTTGATTCTCGAGACGAAGGATTTCGCGAGCCGTCGCTTTTGTGCTCTGTGTGATTCCTCTCCCGCCTTGCGCTAATTCCGAAACGGTAAATCCGGAGCGATCCAAACGCGCATCGCGCAAAGCCGCTCGACCTTCTGTGACGCGATTCTGTGCATCCTTCAGCGCCTTCTCGTTTCTTATCTGCGCCTCTGCCGCCTTGATGTTATCTTCGACGATCTTCTCCTGCGTGCGCTGAATCTGCTTATCAAGATCGAGGATGCGTTTCTTGCGTTCGATCTGATCCTCGTCGCTCATTGCGATGTCGTCGGCGAGACTTGCCTCGAGGTCGATGCGTTCCATCACGGCCTCCTTGAGCGCCTGCTCGTTGTCCATCTGCTCGCGCTCAAATTCGCGCCGCTGACGGTCGAGATCGGCCTGCGCTTTGGCGTAAGCGTCGGTGTCCTTTTGAAGTTGCTGCGAATGCTGCTCGTCGGCCTTGGCAACGGATCGAGTGAGCTTCTCAATTTCCTCCATCACCGATGCGCGTTCTTTCGCGATCTCGAATAGGCGCTGCTCTTGTTCTTGCGTAAGTTTTCCAGCGGTGATCGTCGTCCGAACTTGGAAGTTCGGCCCCATCGTTGTGGTCTCAATCGGCTTCGCCGCCTCATCTTGAATCTGCGCCGCTTCACGCGCAAGCCGTGCATCTCTTTCGCGAGCCTTTTCAAGATTCTGCTGGTCAGTTCGACGTGCCGCGAAGATCCGTTCGTAAATCGCCGCCGTCTCACCTGTAGTCTTTTCAATCTCCTTTGCGTGATCGGCGGCTTCCTTGAATCCTTCCGTCAGCTTATCGACGAGCGACTGTACGCTCTGAATTCCTAGCCCTTGCAGAAGACCCTTGAAGACATCGCCGGCACCGAAAGCTCGATTGAGTTTGCGGCCGATATCGTCGCCAGCGCGCCCGACGTCAGCGGTCGCCTTCGTCAGCGCGGCATTTAGTCCGGTCGTATCAAGACCGAGCTTGGCGGTGATCTCGGATAGAAAAGCCATCGGTCAACGCTTGTTCAGTTCGCACAAGAACTCATTCGTGATCGCGTCGCTCGGCGACCAGTCGTTGAAGTCCTTACCTTGTTCGCGTGCGGCAATGTATTTGAGGTACTGGAAAAGCTCGGCAAGCGGCGTGTCGAGGATGGCGTTGCGATCCCATCCCGTCTCCTTGGCAATCCGCATCACAAGCGGAACGAGGAAGCACGTTCCTAGCGGCCGACGTTCGCCCGGTTCCGCGCTTCCTTTTGGCGCGTCTTGAAAGATGCCATCGACGTACTCGCGGACGGTCTCAACGCACTTGTCGAAATTCTGCGGTCCGAGGCGTCGGAACATCGCGTCACGACGACGACGATTGCGCCAGCCTTGCGTTCCGTCGTTCTCCGCGTGCAGCACCCACAAGAACGTTGCGAGATGCACCGGCTCAACTTCGCCGGGACAGACGAACGGGGACTCGATGCCATTGAGAATCAGAAGATCCCGCGCCGTCATCGGCCGTATTTCCTCGCCGCAGACTGAAGTCGGCAACGTAAGGAAAGCCTGCTCGCGGCGGGATTCCTCCTTGGCCCGCGATTCAGCAAAGCGGGCGGCGTACTTCTCACGCCAAAGTTCGTCAGGTGCCATCGCGGCGCTCCTTGTCGGCTGCCGCTGGCGCGAGCGCAAGCCGCACAAGCGACGGCCGGAGGCTTTAGATTTCCTCCCGAAGCGTGAGCGTCTGGCGCTTGACCTCGCGGTTGCCTTCCGGCTGCGACGCCTGCGTCACGACGAACGTCACGCTTGTGCCGTTCTTGATCGAGACGTTGGTGTAGTCGCCGCGGCTGACGAAGGTTGTGGAGGTCGTCGCAAGTTGTGCGGTAGCCGTCGCCGTGCGCGGCTCGGAGATCAGCACGAAGCCGTTCGGCGCTCCGAGTTGATCCTGACGGTTGATCTCAAACGTGCCTTCGGTCGGCTCGAAGCTCTCGAGAATCGCCGACCCGGTGCCGCCACCGGAGAACGTGAACGTCACGACGCGGGAACCGTAAGGAAACGTGGACGGGTAGACGTAGGGAATGGGCATGACTGGTGGTCTTTAATTTGTTGGAAGTGTCAAACTGTCGGAACGACTGACGGCAGGATGCCGTACTCAATGCGAAAGCGAAGCGATGTCGTGTCCTCGCGGTCACCATCTGGATCGCGAACGGAAACGCCCGATCCTGTCTCGGTGACGTCGAGCGTCGTGTACCAAGTTACCGCCGGAGAAACGAACTTCTGCGCCTCGCGGGCGAAAAGATACCGGACGCGGCCGCGGATCGTGCCGTGGTTCTGCGGAGTTGTCGCCGTGCGCTGCGTGATGATGTCGGCTCGGATCGTAGCGAAGCGATGCGAGTAATACCATTCGCCGTTTGCGTAAGCCATCTGCGCGGAGGCGCGGCCGACCTCCTCGACCTCGATCTCGATGCGCGGTGTCGTCGCGAAGCTCACGCTCTGCGCCGGCAAGATGTTCGCGGTCGGCACCGTCGTGCCGCCGTTCTGGAGGACGGTCAGGACCGACGCGACCCAGTTTCCTTCTTCGTTGTAGAGTTGCGCGTAGCTCATTTTGAAGGCTCCGAGAAAGGCGTTCCGGCAAAAGAGGCGCGGCGCGTTTTGCCGCCGGCCATCAGACGTTTCAGCTCGGATTCAATCGAAGCACGACGCGCCTGCATCGCAGCATTTACGATATTCTGCTGGTAGTTTGGAATCTTGACCGAGCCGTTGGTCGCTACGATCTCGAGCTTTCCGGGCGTCGGCGCTTGGAATCCTCCTCGAGCGTATCCTGCATGGCGACGAACCCAATTCGGCATTGGTAATCCAACTGCCTCGGCGGCGCGGAGCCAACCGGCACGAGCAAAACCGACGCGAGATTTCACCGTGCGCGCATATCGCTGCCAATCAGTTAGGAATGCGACCTGATTCAATACCTTTCGACGTACACGACCATAGCGGTTGCGATTCTGAAGATGCGAAGCGCGGATCGCGTCGCCATTCGCAAGAATGGAAGCGTTCCGGTATTGCTTCATGTTTTTCATAATCGCGAGCATGACCGTCTGATTCCGACGATAGACAGCTTCCGCTAGTCTCGGATTCTCAATATTTCGCCAATCAAGTGGCGTCGCAACTCGACTCAAGTCAGCCTCAACGGCATTGTCTCCGCGTTGCTTTGCGGATCGTTTCACTTGATCGCTTTTCGGCGACTTGGTCGGAGGGGTTAGGTTGACGATATCACGCAGCAAAAGCCGCATCTCCTCGCGCAATAGCTTGTCCGCATCGGCATTCAGTTGCCGAACGAACGTGTTCAGCGAATCGCGATAGCGTGCCTCGTTGAGCGCAAAGGTCAGCTTCATTGCAGCGGGCGGCGCAACGTGTAGTCGTGCCATTGCTCGTCCGTGTTCGGTTTCACAATCTGCCACGTCGTCGAATCGAATGGCCGGTAGATGTACGAGTTGACCGGGATTCCGGCCGTGATCGAAGCCCGCGGAATGCAAAGCGTGATCTGCCGCTCGTCCGCGAAGCCGGTCGTCTCCATGATGACGTCGCGCTCGGTCTGATTGAAGACGCCGTAGTAGGTCACGCCGCTGTAAGTGAACGCCTCTGACGCGGTGCCGTCTGGCCCGCCAATCGCGAGCGCGTCGATTCCGAGTTGCGTCGTGTCAAAGTCCTTGAGCGCCATACCTAGGCGTCAAACGTAAGAACGACGCGGCCGGCTTTGCCTTCGCGGACGAGATCAATTCCATCGTTTATCTGCGAGAACGGCATTGAGTGCGAGATCGTATCCCATGCCTTGAGCTTGCTCGTTCTCCAGAGATTGACCCAGCGCGGAAGGTCGCGATCCGGCATGAAGCCGCCGCCTTGCGTTGCCTTGATGCGCTGACCTTCGCCAGCGAAAAGCCCGGAGCCCGGCAGCGTGACGTCGCCGGTAGGATGACCGACCAAGATCAGTTGACCGCCGGGTGCGAGATGCCGCAGGCCGGTCGAGATCGTTGCTGAAGTACCGACCGTATCGACGACGACGTCGAACCGCGCACCGATCTGCGGGATCATCCAGAAGGCCGCGCCGAGACGCTCGACCATGCGCTGCTTGCCGGCGTTTAGATCAAGGCACGCGACCGGCTCGGCATGGAATAAACGCGCCGCCGCAAGCAGGTTGAGACCGAGACCGCCGGCACCGATCACAAGCAGCGATTGCCCGGCCGCAAATTGCGCCTCGTGCTGCAACGTCGCCAGCGCCGTTGATAGCCCGCAGCCAAGAAGCGCGCAAAGGTCGTTCTCCATTTGATTCGGCACCGGCGTGACGCGGTTTTCGGAAACAACGACTTGCTCGGCAAACGTCACGACCTTGCCCGACGAGATGATGCGCCCGCCGTAGCGGTAGCGCGGGAACTCGCTTTCGATGCCGGAACCCTTGCGCCAATGCAGGACGACTTTGTCGCCGCGCCGAACTTTGGTGACGCCCAGCCCGACCGACTCGACGATTCCGCAACCTTCGTGTCCGAGCAGATGCGGAAGGAACTTCTCATTGCCTTTCTCTCCGCGGATCTCGGCCAACTGCGCGCCGCAGATTCCCGTCGAGAGCATCCGCACGGCGACCTGCCCGACGTCCGGCGGCAACGGATCGACGGCGCAAACCTCGAGCGGCGCGTTGAGCTCTCGTAGGACGGCTGCGATCATCGGATGAAGCGTTGAACGACGTCCTCGCGAAACTTCACCGAGCCCGGTGGAAGGCCGGCACCCCCGTGCGGGAAGGTCGCGGTGTAACGGTATCGGCAGACTCTAGGCGACTGCCACTCGTAACGACGCGAATCGCCCCAGCGCGTCGTGAAGTCGGTATCCACCTGCCGATCGTTGTCCTCGACGATAAAGGTCACCGGAAGTCCTCTTCCATCCGCGAAGCGAACCGCTTCGTAGAAATGACCGTTGTCCTCGGCTCCGTCGCCGAGAAAGCACCAGACTTTCTCCGAGCCGTTGCGTTCCGCGATCTCTAGTGCGACGCCGCACGCGATGCAGCAGGTTCCGGCCAAGATCGAGGACGTGTAGAAGCGACGATTTCGGTCGAAGATGAACATCGAGTCGCCACGCAGGATCGCCTGCTCGACTTCAATTTCAGGGAGTCCCTTCAGCAGCGCATGATAGTGCGAGCGATGTCCGCTGAAGACCCAGTCCTTCTCGATGTCGATTTCGGAAAACAGCTCGATCAGTTGCGCCTCGTTTCCCCCCGAGAGATGAACAAGGAACGGGAGCCGGCCGTCGGCGAAGTAGTTCTTCATGCGTTGCTCGAAGGCAACGAGCGATTCGATCGTGTGGTTCATCAAATCAAGTCCTTGTATTCGACCAGCATCGTCGAAATCCCGTTATGTTGCCGCTCTCTTGCCGATCGATACTGGGCAAGGATCTCGGAAGGTTCAGTCAATGCGACGACCGGAAAGTCAACCATTCCGGCGAACGCTGCGCTAAAGTCCTGCGTGTGCGTTTTTCCGGTGAAGAGCGGCTTTGCCCGGTTACCGACCACAACCCGAAGGATGACGGCCGGCTTGAAGACTCCGCGTGAAATATGTTCCGCCGCGGAAAGATGATTCACAATTGCGTCGGCCGCGTTTAGCACGAAGTCGAACCGCTCGAAGTAGACCAGCGGGAGATTGCCTCCGAGCGATTGTCCGATGGCGATTCCCGTCATGAGATTCTCGGCCACCGGCGTCTCGATGATCTGCGCCTCGGATGCGTGCGCAAGTGATCCAGCAGCGCGTCCGTTCTTGAGGCCGTATCCGATGAACCGCGTGCGCGGCTCGACCGCCAGATTGCGCATCGCCTCGCGAAGCGCGTCTTTGTAAGTCATCATAAAAGTCCTTCCTCGCGCAGACGCTCGCGTGCGAAGTTCACGCTGTTCGTGGTGAACGTGTTTGGCGCGATGTTGATCCGCTCCTCCTCGAGAAAGATCACCCGCAGATCGACCGACTTGCGGTTGTAGATGTTGAACGTGATCCAGCTCGAGCCGGTGGAGACCATGATGATCGCCCGACAAAACCTCGAGATGCCGCCGATCCCGGTCACCGACAGGTGCATCGACTGCGTGCAGGGAATGTACGGTCGCACCGGCCGCGTCGTGATCACCTTGTGCCTTTCCGACAGCTCGATCGCGAGCTGATCGACGCCGCCGATGTCCATCGTCCGCCATTGCCCGGAGAGCGGCTCCGAGTTCACCAGCAGGATGTCGAACTTCTCGCAGGAGACGTCCTTGATCGCCGGGTAGTCGAAGAGCAGATCGGCCTCGGTCTTGAACGGAGACTGCGTGCCTATGTCGGACGCCAGCTCGCGGAACCACTCGAGCATGAACGGCCCGTAGTCGTTCCGCAGCGGGTGCTGCTCCCAGAATCGCCCGCGGTTCTTCCATGCGTTGATCGCCTTCTTCTGCGAAATGTAGCGGATGTCCCGGAGGACGATGTTCGGAAGGTCGGCGACGACCTCGATCATCTGCGGCAGATAGCAGGCGTGCGCCGCGTGCTCGAAGGTTGCGCCCGTATTGAGTTGAGCGACCTTTCGCAGAAAATGCAGGTGCGCGAGATTGTCCCCGAGCCGAACGTCCGAAAACGTGGTGATCTTGGTCATGGGTTCCGCTCCTTGAACAGCGCCTCGCCGCGCTTGTAGCGTTCGGTCGTGTTGTTGTGCTGGTACGTCGCATCCATCTGTGCTTTTCCGAAGGCCGGGTGCATATGCTGAAAGGTGATCGAAGAGCGCAAATCAAGCACGACGCCATCGCCCCACGCTCGGTGCGAAAACTCATTGTCGCTGAAGACGGATTCGTAGCCCTCGAAGAAAAGATGCCCCTGCTTTTCGTAGCGCGCCCGCGAGAGAATCGCCATGCAAAGCAGGTCGTCCTTGCGCGTTCCGTCGCTGATCGCTAGCACAACCTCGTCCCGTGCAAGGTTCTTGTCCTTCACCGCGGCAAGCAGGCTTTCGTCCCATCCGAGCGACGGCACCCAGTCGTCGGACAGTTGCACGAGGAGGTCGCCTTGCGCCTTCGCCGCGGCGAGATTCCAAGCGGCAACGCATGATTTCCCCGCTGACACGATCGAGACGAATTGCCGCGCCATTCCTACCGAGACGGAGTCGTCCGCATCGACCGCGAAGATATGCTCGACCTGCTCCGGCTTGGTCGCAGTCGTCATCCAAAGTTCGCGGCATCCGACCGCACGAGAGGATCTTCCTCGCGTTGCGTGCAGGAGTGAGATCCGCGGCCTTTGTTCGGCGTGCGCCTTGCGCTGAAAGTCTACGGCTTCCTCGTCGCGTCCATTGAGACGCAAGGCCCGCGCCATCAGATCGGCTCCGGCCCATCCGTACCACTTCGCCTCGTGGGTCCAAGGTCGATCTGTCTCCTTTGGCTCCGGCAATTCCATCATGCGAGACGCCCACCAAAGCGCCTTTCGTGGATTCTCGCGCTCGAAGTTGAGCAGTACCATCGCGGCATACGCTTCGCGGCACCACGGGAAAACCTCAAGGGCTCGGAGGATATCCTCTGATGCGTCGTGCGCCGCTGTCGCCAATCGCCCAAGGTTGAGCAGCGCCTCGTATCGAAAAGCCGGCGGCAGGTTGGCAAACGAGACAGCGATCCTTCCGAAGCGCACCGCTTTCTCTCGATTGCCTTGGCAGTAGAATTCTTGGTGCAGGTAAAAATATTGCGTCGCCGCTTCAGCCGACGACCGCTCGAGGATGCGAATGTTGCGCGCCCTGTTCTCGTGCTTGACCTGATTCGGCAGGTGAACCCAGACCGGCTCCAGACGATCAAGGTGCCTATCTCCTGTGCGGATCAAAAGGTTCTCGTGGACGTCGTTGAACCAATGTCGGCCGGAATCGAAGGCGCTTCGGCGCACAGCGCGCTCGCGGAACAGTTTTTTGTTAGTTCCTCGGACATCGTAAGGGAATCGAACCATGACGACATCAGCATCGAGCTTCTCGAGTTGATCGCGGAGCGTCTCCGCTTTCTCTGCGACGTCATCGCAGTCGGCCCAGATCATCCACTCGCCCGTTGATTGCCGGAAAGAATGATTGCGAGCGGCAGCAAACGAATCGACGTGCTCCCACTTCTCCGCACCAACGCCGTTCTTGTACTCGGAAAAGATGAACGATTTCCCGTTCTGTTCGCACCATGCGTCGGCTCGCATCACGGTGTCGTCGGGCGTCTTCGCTCCGATAGCTCGGACGAGCGAAAGCTCGTCGAACGCCGGAGCGAAAGCCTCGAGGAACCGCTCGATGTAGACCGACTCGTTGCCGCAGATGACGCAAAGCGATAGGCGCATGGCGCTGCGCTTACTGTAAAAACAAAACCCGCGCCCCAGTTACGGAGCGCGGGTCAGGTTTCGAGGTTCTGCCTCGTCAGATGTTAGCTGTATTGCGTAGCGATCAGCTGGCCGGCGTTGCTGTTCACAACCTTCTCGGCGACGTAGTGCGAAGCGCGAACGATGTTCGACTTCACGCTCTCGTCGCGGTAGGTGAACACGCCCACGGCGGGACCGTACTCGGACCAGTTGAGCGTGAAGCCAGCGCCGCCACCGAAGAAGCCGGTGGAAGCCTCGGTCACGGAACCGACCCAGATGTAGGTGTTCGACCAGACCTGCGAGCTCGAGAAGGCGACACCTTCCGGCGCGCTGTCGTAGCTCGAACGTCCGATCAGCACCTCGGACACGCCGAAGACTTCGGCAGCGGCCTGCGTGCTGGCGTTGAGGATCGTGTCGCTCGAGAGACCAGCGCCGCGCAGGCGGTTCTGGAACTTCGTCGAGGCACGGATGCGGGTCCAGACCGGCGCGCTCATTACAACGCGGAGGTTGCTGGTCGCCTCGCCCTTCGCGAGCAGGCGGTCAATCGCCTCCTGCACGTCAGCGCCGACGTCGAACGTCGCCAGATTGGCGGTCGTGTACGCGGTGCCGGAGTTGGTCGAGGTGAACGTGCTCGAGTCGAAGATCTTCGCGGCGACGCGGAGTTCGTGACCCAGCAGCAGCTTGCGCTGCGCCAGCTTGGCGGCGACCACCTCGGCGTCGAAGAAGCGGGAAACGTCGAGCGCGACGGTATCGTCAACGCCCATTTCCACGCCGTACTCCTGCGCGATGTAGGTCTCCTGATTGTAAGCCTGCGTCGCACGAGGATAAGACGAGTTAGGTGAACGCTGCTTGATCTCGTTCTTAAGCAGCTGACCCTCCTTCAGCAGGAAAGACGGATACTGACCGGCGCGAACCGGAACGGGAAGGATGGGCATGACGCGAGTTCCGACGAGACCGGCCTCCCAGTCTTTCGCCTGCTCGAGAACGCCCGCGATATCGCCACGGAAAACGGCGGCGGCATTGGTGTACATGGTAAGAGTTCCTTTCTTTTAGATGTTACAGATTCTTCGGAATGAACTCGATGACGGCTCCGTTGGTCGAAGTCGTCGTGAGCGCCTTGCCGATGGTCACCGTGCCGGTCGTGGAGACCTGACCCGATGCGCCGAGATAGATGGTGTCACCGACCGTGACCGGAGCCGCGGTGATGCTTCCCTTCTGCGTGCCGAAGTTCGTCAGGAAAGCGACCGTGACGTAGTCACCGGAAGCGGCGTCGATCTGCGCGAAGCCGTCGCAAGCGCCGGTGGTCGAGAGACCAACGCCGCGGTTGTTGGAAATCACGACGCCGTAAAAGGCGGTGACGGTGGTGTTGGCAAGGAAGGTTCCCGTGCCGAGGTAGTTAGTAGCCATGATGGGTTACAGGTTAGAGTTTGATCTTCTCGCCGGCCTGCACGCGGGAGCGGTAGGCGACGTAAAGGTCGGAATTGTTCTTGATGCAAAACGAGATCGCCGCGGCTTTGTCGCCCTTGAGTTCGGCGGTCTTCTCGGCGACGAGCGCCTCGAAGGTCTTCGCCTCGACTTTAGGAGCGGGAGCCTCGGACGACACGGCCGGAGCGGCAGGCGCACCAATGGTCTTCGCGAACTCCTTCAATGCGGCTTGCGCGGCTTCCTTGGCGGCGAGTTCGACCGACTCGGTCTTCTTCGCCTCCATCGCGGCCGGCTTGTCCTCGGGCTTCGGCAGCATCGACTCGAGCTTCGAGATTCGCTCACCGTAAGCCATCATCGCGGACTGGATCATGTCCGCGACGGCTTTCTTCATTTCTTCGTTCATTTCGGGATTGGGTTCGATTTCGATTGAGACGCCGGAGGCGTCGTTAAATTTGCTCATCATGCGGGAAAAGAGTCCGTCGCGGTTCGCGGCCGGCTCGCTCACGAGATCGACCGAGTAGATTTCCGAGCAGCGTTGCAGCACGGTGCGCTTGTCGCTCGCAAGTTCGGTCGGACCGGAGAACGCGATAGAAAGGCCGAAGGTGTCCGGGATCTTCTCCGCGATCTCGAGCACGTAGTCGCGATGCGGCGAGTTCTCGAGCAGGTTCAGATCGCCAAGGAGCTTGCTGCCGTCGATCCGCAGGTTCGAGACGTAGCCGATGATGTCGCCAGCGCCGCCCGAGTGATCGAGCTTCACCTTGAGCCCGCCTTCGTATTGCGCCGCGGCGGCTTTGACCTGCTCGATTGTCTTCGCATCGACCTGCACGCCGTGACCCAGCGCCGGTCCCTCGGAGATCAGCGAGACGCCGCGGATGATGCCAGCGGCGCGGTCAATCTGACCGGCTGCGGTTGCAAAGGTGATTGTCGGCTTCATCACTTAATAAAGACTTTTGTAAGAATCGGGATCAGGATTCCGACCGCTCCGAGCGCGCCGATCCATTTCCACAACTGTTTTTCATGGGTCGCCAGCTTGCGTTCGATCCATTCGACGCGGTCTGCGAGTCCGCGATGGCCCATTACTTTGTCGCCGACAATAGCTCGCTCGATGCGTTCGACCGAGTCGGTCAGTTTCTCAAAGTTTTCCGGTGTCATTTGTGCGAGGTGAAAGTTGATTTGCCCTTTTCCACAATGACCTTGTTTCCGTCCACGGTGACGCTCATCGGTTCATTCGATGCCTCTAGTCGCTGGATCAGTTCGCCGATGATCTGAAATTCTGGCTTCTCCTCCTTATCCTTCGTACCGGTGATGCCCTGCATCATGTTAATCAGCGCGACCAGCGCGCCGCCGATCATCGTCATCACCGCCGTGATTGCCGCTTCTGGCAGGAAAGCGGAGGCTCCGACGCCGATCAGCACGATGCCGGTGATGTAGGCTAGGCCGTACTTGCCGATGCTTTTTCCGGCGACCTCTTTTGCTGTTTCTGGCTGCGGCTGAAGGCTCATTTTTTATCGGACGCACCGCCTTTCGATTTCATGTCGATGATCTTCTCCAGCGTGCGACCGCCGAAGTACGCCGACATCACGAGCATTCCCCATTGCCCGAGCAACTCGACGAAGTTGTCCGCGACATCAAACCACTCTGCGCCGTCGCCAATTGCCAGCAGCAGATACGCAGACAAGATGAAGATCATCGTGAGCGGTCGAATGTTTTTCGACAGCCACGAGTCGCTGTTCATGTCAGCCGTCCATCGCGCCGAGACGGCTTCCTGCTCTACCTTGTAAGCCTCGATCTCGGCTTGCAGCTTCGCCATGTCGCCAGACATCGCGAGCTTCGCAAGCTCCAGCTTCGCCGCCTCCTTCTTGTCAGGATCGGGCAGCACTCGGTCGAGAATCTTCGACCCAATGTTGAGGATGTCGCCGATAGGAAGCATGGTCAACCGAGCGCCAGACCCAGCGCGAGCATCACCGCGCCCGTGACGAACAGCACGAGCGCGATTGCACCTAGCAGGTCACGATCACCCGCCAGCTTGTTGCGCAGGCTCAACAACCGGCGCGAGAGTTCGGATCGCACGTTCCAGAAGTTCATGTTCGGAGCGCGTGCCGCGGAATTGCGCCGCAGCTTGCGCGAGGATTTCGAGTGCTTGTTTCGTAGTCAGGTTTTGTTCCATGCGTCACCTCGTAGCGTAAAAAATCAGGCGCGGGTCAGGCCAAGGTTAGCGGAGATGCAATCAAGCTGGTAGGGCTCGTCTTCGGTCTCGGGACCAGCCGCCCAGTTGTCCCATTGGTCGATGGTCATGTTCACGTTCCCGTTCTTCAGAACGACAACGGTCGTCTCCGTATACGTCTCCGTGATCGTGGGCTCGCCCTGCGCGGGAACGACGTTGCCGTCAGCGTCCGTGCTCTCGGGAACGTAGGCGGGATTCGGCACCTCGCGGTCCTTCACCACGCTCTCGACGTTCTGGAGCTCGTAGTAGTAGCTAGGCGGCGGGCCAAGCGTGATCGAGCGGATCATCAAAGTGTTGGCGGTGGCGGGATAGACGGCGACTGGGACGATTTGGGTCTGCATTGTAGTGAGTGATTAGGTTAGGTGTTACGGGCCAGCGTCACGCCATTGTCCACCGCTGTAGAAATACAGCTTGTTGTTCGTGGTATCAACGACGATTGGAGCGCGTCCGGTGTAACTGGTCGGAGTGCCTGTAGGCGTTCCAGCGCAGGTTGAAACGTAAAGGAAACCATCGGTAGCATTCGTAGCTATTGCTGCGTTGTTTACCACAAAGTTTCCTGCTCCATCGGCTAGAAAACGAATTGAACCAGCCGACGCACCGCTACTGCCTACAACTATGTAATCCGAAGAAGCAGTTCCGGTGGTATGAAGGCGAAGAGCGTAAGCTCCACCGCTTGATGCGTTATTGGCGATTGTGGCCGTGTAAGAGTTGGCGCTCGTAGCAATACCAAGTCGTGCAGAAACTACATCGGCCCAAGTTCCCGCCGTAATCTTCCCCGCAAACGTCGCGTTTTGAGAGGCGTCGAGCGTCAGGGCGGTGGTGCCTGCGGACTGAAGTATAACCGTGCTTGCGGTGCTCTTAAGCGTGAGCGACGCGGTGCCGCTGCTAATCGTCCCACCGCTGACGGTGAGGTTGCCGGCGAGGGACCAACCAGATGGAGTTACCGTACCAACGGAAACAGTATCAATCACGAAATCCATGTCTCCGCCCCATCCAACGCTTCGACCAATCGAAAACGTCATCTTTGCTGTCGCTGGAACTACTGTAATCGAACCATCAAGCGTTCCTCCGCTGTAATAATAAAGTCCGTTTGCAACAGCGGTGTTTGAATTTACCAATCGAAGTTCAGGAGCTGCATTCTGGAAATTAAAAACTCCAGTACCGGCTGTGGTAAGAGTAGCTGCGCCATTTGTCCCTTGTCCCAGCAGCAAACTTGCACCGCTGCTGCCGCCAGCAAGCGTGAGATTTGTCGAAGCCGCCGTGCCAATAGTCCCTCCGCTCACCGTCAGATTGCCGCCAAACGTGCCAGCGCCCGAAAGATTGACGCTGGTGCCGGTCGCCGCGCCGATGTTGGGCGTTACGAGCGTCGGCGTGTTCGCGAATACGAGCGCGCCGGTTCCGGTCTCGTCCGAGATGACGCCTGCCAACTCCGACGACGAAGTGCTCGCCAGCGCGGATAACTTGTCGGTTGTGACAACGAGCGTCTTGCTTGCGGGAATCGACGTCCCGTTGATCGTTCCCGTTCCGCTGACGACCAAATTCGGAGTGATGCTGAAAGTCGTGGAGGTCAGCGTCGCATATTGCGTGCCACCGAGCGCAACTCCAATCTCGTTCGGCTGATGCCGGAAAAAGCCGGTGTCCTGATCGCTTGAGAATGAGAATGACGGATTGTTCGCATTGCCGTTTGCCGCGTGAACGCTGCCGTCGAATGTAGCGCCTGCGCCGACCGTCGTGATGCCGTTCTCGTCAACGTACATCCGCTGCACGCCGCTCGTTGAGATTCCGAGCGTGTTCGCCGCTGGACGATAAATGCCGGTATCGGGATCGTTGGTGAAGTGTAGCGAAGGCGAAGCCGCGGTGCCGTCGTCGAGCGTGATGTCGCCGTCCGTCGCGGAAATCGTAATCGCACCGGGACCGACCGTGATCGAGATGCCAGCGCCCGCGGTCAGATTGCTCGTGACCCATGACGTGCCGCTGCCAATCAGCAAGTCACCGTCGCTCGGAACAGTCGTCAGTTCGGACAGCGAAGTCGGACCGCCGCCGCCTCCGGTGCCGCGTGCGGCGACCAGAGTCCAATCTGCCGAGGAGCGCGACGGGCGCGTGCGGTTGCCGTCCGTGTTCGAGGTGTACGAGTCGCCGTTGATCGTGACGAGATCGAGCTTGTTGTAACTCTCGCCCGCCTGCCACTTGCCGCGAGGATTCAACCCGCGAGGCTCGGCAAACTCCTTCCGCAGCTGGTCGATCTCACCGGCACGCGGGAAGCGTGCGAGTTCCGCGGTGACGATGTCCTTGACCGCGCTCGGCAGGCTGGCGGCGTGCTCGGCAATCTTCGCCTCGGCTTTAGCAGCAAGGCGTGCGTTCTCGGCGCGCTCCGCGATGATCGCGTTGTAACGCGCTTGCGTGCTCACCTCGAGACTCTTGGCGAGGTCTGCAATCTTCGCCTCCAGCGCAACGCCGAGCGCCGCGGTCTTGTCCGCGGTCTGCTTCGTCGTCCATTCCTCAAGCTCGGAGCGCAGCTGCGGCTCGGTCTCGTCGAATACCTTTTCAACCTCCGCGTTCAGATGCTCGCGCAACTGCGGCAACTGCTCGACGAGTTGCTTGAGTTCGCTGCGCTGAATGATCGCAAGTTCGATCAGCCGGTCGATCTGGGTCTGGGTGTCCATTGTTGAAATTTATTTCCCGATCTTCGGGTGCTTGCTCGGCAGCAGGTCGTTGTCGGTCGTGTAGTTCGGATTCTCTGGGCGACCGTTCTTCAGCAGGTAAAGGAACGCATTGACGCGGGCGAAAGCCCATTGCGACGCGGACTGCACCCTAGGCGAATGCGAGGTGTTAAACGCTCCGAGCCCGCGTTGGAAAACCGACTTGAGTTGCCCGAGCGTTGCGCGGCCATATCGCGTGTTGCTTTCCTTCGCGTTGAAGTCATCGACCTTCTGCTGGAGCGTGGCCTCCTGCTCGGCGGTCACCTCGGCGCTCTTGCCGGACGCATCACCTTTTGCGCTGCCTTCTCCTTTGGGGTCACGGTTCGGGGTGTCGCTCTTCGGTGCCTTGTCCGAGCCTACGATTGCGCCGCGTTCTCCGACCTTTGCGAACTGTCCCTCGTGCTGACGCATACAGACCGCGGTCCGCTGCTCGGCGTCCGGGAACTCGGCTGTTGCGACCGGATCGGCCATGCAACGAGCCATGAAGTCGTCGTGCGTCTCGCCAGCGTTAGGCGTCGGCAGGTCGAACTTCTTCGCCTCGAAGAGTTGCGCGGCCGTTTTCCCTAGGACGAACGGAGCGACGTGCGCGGCGCTGCGCTTATCGAGTTCCTTGCGGTATTGCTCGACGGCGGTCAGCCAGTCGTTCGCGTTCGTCGGCTTCTGCTTGATTGCGAGTTGCACCTCGGTCGCGGCGCTGAACTCAACCTTGTCCGGTTGCGCGCTGTTCTCGGTGCGCTGCTTGTTCAGCCGCTCAACGATTGCGTTGGCCCAAGTCTGCCCAGCGTCGCCGCCCCAGCCGTTCCACGCCTGCCAGCCTTTGCCCTGCTCGTCCCATGTCGAGCCCTGCTTGTCGATCTCGTGCCGGTCAAAGTATGCTTTCATCCGTCGCACCGTATCGGCTGACAGCGGCTTTTTGTTCTGGATGTCGCGGGCGCGAGCTAGACCGACCGCAGTCATTCCACGCTGCGACGGCGGCTTTGATGCGCGGACCTCAAGCGCCCGGCGAGCGTTCGCCGCCATTCGGTCGTTGGGAACGTAGGAATCTTCGGCAAAGTTGACCGTGATAAGATCGGCCGAGTTGTTGACCTGCTCGACCGGAGCGTCCGGCGTTGCGCCTTCGCTCGCGTTCGCCGGCGCATTGTCGACGGTTCCCTTGCCGGTCGTCGCGTTGACCGCGTCAACCGATTGCTGCGTTACCTCGGTGCCGAGCGCCGCGGCCATCGCGGGATTGGCCGGCAGTTGCTGGGTCGTCATGCGGATGGCGGTCTCCGGGATCTCGTACTTCTGCGCCAGTTCCTTGACGTAAGCAGCCTCCATCGCGATTTGCTCGAGCCGGCCGAAAGCGTCGGTGCCTTGCTCGGCGGCGATCTCTTGCAGCGACTTCGCGCCCTGCCGGTTCTCGTTCATGTTCGCCGCGGACTCGCGCCCGACGTCGATGGTGATCTTCGGCGGGAAGCGCCATTCGCCGCGGGTCGCACGGCGCAAAGCCTGCACCATCGACTCGCCGGTCTGAAGCGGAGGCGGCGGGATCTGCTCGCGTGCGATAGCGTCGAGGATGACCGCGTTCTTGATCGGATCTAGAACTTTGTCCACGAGGACGCCTTGATGCCGGACGAACACGCGATCAGCCGCGGCGAACTCGGCGCGAACGCTCGGACCCTTGAAGTCCTGCGTGCCGAACAAGACGCCTTGCGGGATTCCGATGCCGATTGCGATCTCGTGCATCAAGTGTTGCACGAATCCGGCGAACGCCTGCGACGGCCGCGAGGGCATGACCTCGATGCGATCCGCGGTTCCGAAGTACCGGATCATCCCGACCTCGGAGAGTTCGTTTTTCTGCGCCTGTCCGCTCGGCAACTGCACCGACGGATTCGGCGTGAACAGATTGCGCGGATTCGCCGCGCCCTTGTCCGAGAATACGAGCGCCGCCTGCTGCGACGCGAAGCGGACGCCGGTCTTCTCGGCCTCGAGGATTCCGTAAAGCATCCGCGCAGACCGAGCGCACGCATGGAAGTCGGACACGCCGCGGAATTGATCCGAGCGGAATGGGTCGAAGTAATGGCAGAAGTTCGCCGCCGGGACGTCCTCCGGGTCGAAGTAGACTCCGTCACGAGTGACGCGGAAAACGCGGTATGCCACCGGACGACCGAACTCGTCGACGATCACGCCTTGATAATAGTTCGTTGGCTCGGCGGTCAGCGCGTTCGGGTTGCCGATGCGCGTTGCCGGCACGATCTGGATCTTCAGTTCGTCATCGAGACGCCGCAGGATGAAGCCGAAGTCACCGTCCACCGGGCGCTCCTCGCAGCCGATCTGCACGAGCTTGCGGAATGAGTGCCGGCCGGTGACGTCGGCACGTTTGCACCAATCATGGAAAAACTCGTTGACGATGTTATTGTAGGCGCGGTCGCCGGTCATCGCCGAGAACTCCTGCGGCGTGCAATAGAGCGAGAACTTGCGCGTGATCTCGCGCGCCTGCGGGAAATTCTCCACGAGGTCGCGTGCTTCCCACATCATCACGATGCGGTCGCGGGTCGTCTGCGTTGATTCGCTCGGCTGTCCCCATTGCCGCGGAGCGTAGAGTCGATCCGTGACCGCGGCGTTGTAGTTGAAAAGCTCGCGCTGGATTCGCGCTTCAAGGCGCTTGAGCGCATAGCTCGGCGCGACGGTCTCGATTGCGCGCTCGTACCAAGGCCGCGCTTGCAGCACTTTGCGGAAATCAAACGGCGGGACGTCCATGATTAATTGCCGTTAAAGCTGACAAAAGTCACGGTGTCGGTCTCACCGTTCGCATCGTCGATGGCGGCTTGGATCTGCCCGAGCATGATGTTTAAGCGACCAAGATCAGCACGCGACACGCTCTTGCCGTTCAAGGAATACGACTGATTCAACAGCGAAGCGCGAATCGCGGCAATCGTTTCCGTTTTTAACGTCGCCAGCGTTCCGGTATCAATTCCGATGAACGGGTTGTCGGTCGCCATGCTTTAGCGCACGGCGTAAAAATCTTACACCGCGTCGGCTTTGGGCGTGTACCGTAGCACTCCGGCAATCGTCGCGATGCAAAGCATCATCGCCGAAGTATCGAGTCCGTGGTTAGGCGCGTTGCTCTTTACTTCCCGCCACTCCCAGACGCCCGGCCGGATCTCAACCTTATGCTCACCCTTGAGGTGCTCTAGGTAGAGCGGGTTGACGTCCTCCGGCAATTCCCACTTGAGGTCGCCTTTGCCTTCGAGCGCGAGGCTCAAGATGTCTTTAAACCAGTCGCCGCTCCAGTTGTAAAAATAGACGTCGCCGCCGCGGTAGTCCGAAACCTGCGGATCGGAGAAAGGATAGTTGACCATCGCGCCGGAGGTCTCGTCGCGCATCGTCCACGTCTTGCGGGCGAAGCCGCGCATCCCTCGCCAGCCGAAATCCATGCAGTCCTTGTCAACGTCGGATGGCCGGTATCCGCGATCCTGCGCGACGCATCCGTCCGCGACGCGGTAGCGGATCTGCAACTCGCGCAGCTGGTCGCGGGTGTCGATTCGGCCGAACCAGAGTTGCCGGTATCGCGGACCTTGCGCGGTTGAGAACGCTCCGACCTCGGCCCAGAAATGGTCTTGCTGCCGATCAATCGCGAGGAACCGGATGACCTCGTCCGGGATCGTGGAGCCGTCCGCGTAAGTCGCGACCGTGAACCCCGACTTCGGCGCGAACACGCTGACCACCTTTTTCTCGACTATCCACGGCCGCGCCTCGCGCTTCGTGCGGAACTCAATCGTCGGGTTTTCGTCGCCGGCGCGAACAAGCGTGTTGCAAGCGTTGACCCATTCTTCGGCGAGGAGTCGCATCGGCCGCGAGACAATCGCCTCGACGCGGAAAGAGCGGACGTCAGCGGGCGCGGAGGCGTTCGTCGCGACGTATCGGCCGGTACGTTTCCAAGCGTTGCGCGTCGCGTCCGAATCCTCGGACTCGTGCCGGCAAAGCGGACAGCGGAAGCGGACCGTCTCGACGACGCGGGCGACGTCCCACGTCTCGTCATCACGCCGAGCCTTTGCGTCCCAGACGACGCCGCCGGCGATCTCGTTGTTTCCTCCGCGAAGCGCGAACGCGACCGGATGCAGGCGCTTGCACGCCGGACATTCGACCGACCACTCGGCCGCATGACCGGAGCGGAAGCTCGTGTCCTCGACGTTGCCGGTCTCCGCGTCCATGATCGGCGCTTGGCTCACGTTGTAGATCTTCGACCGTCCGACCTCCTCGAACTTCGAGACGCGGGCGATAGCGTGACCATAAACTTCTTGCCAGCGCGGAAGCCAGATCTCGTCATTGACTTTGTAGCGGATCGACTGCGATTGCTGCGTTGAAAGGTTCGCCGCGTTGAGGGTCAGGAAGTACCCGCCGAAATAAATCTCGGTCGTCGTCCGGTGCGGACCCGGCCGCGGCAGCATCGCGGCGACCGGCTTGCACCGCTCGAGCAGCGGGTTGAGGCGTGACTTGGCGTGACGCTCGACCATGTCGTCAGTCTGCATCGTCCACGAGATCGGCCCCGGATCGTTCACAAGGATCCACGGCACCCAGACGTCCGCGACGAGCGTGCCGCCGACCTGCACCGCTTTGCGGAAATGCACGCGGCGCACGAGCGGATCGCGCAGCGCGTCGAAGATCGGCAGGAGCCAAGGCGTCAGCCTCGCGTGAAACGGTCCCGGCGTCGCGTAGGATTCCGGGAGCACGACGTGCTTTCGCGCCCAGTCGTAGATCGGCGAGCGGTCCGGCCGCGGGAGCCGGAACGCGGCGAGCGTTTGCTCGGCTTCGGTCATGCCGGCGAGATCGGCACCGGCTGCATCTTCTTCGGACGCCCGCCGAGCTTGCCGTTGCGCCGGTTTGCCTCCGTCTTGCGCGCTGATCTCACCCGACCGCCGAGGCGACCGAGCGCGACAGCGGCGGGATTTTTTGGTGATTGGTCGAAGTTCATTTGATTTGATTCCAGCAGTGCTCGGCAATCGCCTGCGTCTGCTCGATTATTTTTTTGAGATTTTGGCAGCGTTCCAGATGCTCTCGTTGAGCTTGGCTCCAAGCGTCCGGTCCTTGGGGATAATAATCACGTCCGTTCAGATCGACATTCTCTAGCGCCGTAAGCGCGGAAGCGAGTTCCGTCGCGGCAAACTGATAGCTTTCCGCGAGCGTTTGCGCGCTGCTTCCGTTAACGTGGATTGTTGGCAGTTTCATTATCAAAAAAGTTCAGTTCCGAGACGATCTCTGGTCCGATCGGGAACTCGACGCGACCACGCGCCCACCCAATGCGGCGGGACCGGAACCCAGACGCACCGAACCTCGAAAAAGTAAAAGTCGGTGGGCAGGATGCGAACGCCGAGCGTGGGGTCGATTTCTCGACCCCGCCGCCCGCCTGATTCAGTAGAGGCCGAGGGCGATGCAGGCTTCATCGTCGGTGAGGATGATGTCCGACCCGAGGTCGAGGTAGGCGTGGCGAGCCAGCGCGGAGTTGTAGCAGTAGAGCAAACGCTTGCCGGTCCGGCTGACGAACTCGGTCTCGGTGCCGCCATTGGCCGGAACCCAGACGTTCTGGAACGTCTCGATTGCTTTGCGGATCGCTTGGAGGGAATTGGTGTCGTTGTTCACGTTGATGAGGAGAACCGAAGCGCATCGGTTCGTCAACATCTTTTTTCACTTTTTTCAGCGACCGCCGAGCGCCCGAACCGCAGCAGTTCCGACGCTCGTCTGCGGCTCCCAGTTGATCGTCGTGATTGCTCCGACCTTGACCTTGCGGTCAGCGCGCAGGACGGCGGCGTAAGCCGTTGCGGCGGTCGCGTAGTAGCGGCCCGTGTGCTGATTGAGCCAGCCGGTCGGAAGCTCGCGAATTGTGTTCGAGGTCTTGTGCATTGCGCCTCCGATCAGAGTTTGGTGATGCGGACGAACTTACCGGAGAACTTGCAGCGATAGGCGAGGAAGGTCGCGCCACGGACGCCGGTCCCGATGAACCAGCGCGGTTCCCATCCGCGAGTGTCCATGTCGGCGGCGATGAGCGCGCTGACTTCTTTCGGCGCGAAGGTGAAGGTGCGAGTTCCGATCTTGGCGGTGATGGTGTCGTTGTTGTTCATCGTGCGAGTAAGAGAACCGAAGCGGTTGCGTTGTGCAAGACTTATTTTGAGAAAAAGCAGGCGACAGTTTCTCGCCTGCTTTCGTGCTCGGTCAGCCCGTCGCCAGTTGCACCTCGCCGAGCATCTGGACGCTGAAGGAATTACACACCGATCTACGCTTCCCGCAGACTTCGACCCAGCTTCCCCAGAGCGTTTCGTGCCGCACTTGATCGACGCGGAACTCGACCTCGCAGATGCGTCCGGTCGCCTTGCGGACGTAGCCGGTGTAGTAACCTCCGGCGCGTTTCGCGAGAACCGTTTCGATCATCGTGCCAGAGTAAGTCTGACCGAGCTTGATCTCGTCGAGCTTCACGCCGCACCTCCTTGCACCCAGTAACCGTAGACGCAGCGCGTGCCGTCTCGCGAAGGGTCGAAGGTGTCGTTGATGACTCCGTCGATGACCGCGACGTAGTGCTTGCTGACCGAGCAGATGATCCGGCCCGCCGGAAGCTCCTCGGCCTTGAGGTGAACCTTGCAGCCGGAGCCGATGGTCATCGTCGCGATGAACCGCCAGCCCATCGCGGTCATGTAGTTCTTGAATGCTTTCCTGCTGGTGTAGACGCCCGCGTTCGCCTTCGACCGCTTGGCTCCGCGCTCATTCTCGGAGAGTTGATTGACCTCGTTGTAGACCGTCGCGTAGTCGCGCCCGCTGGCGATTGCGATTGCGCGAACCACGCAGTCACCGGCTTTGCCCTTGAATCCTGCGGCCTCGCGACCGCCGTCGTTGTATTGGTAGGTTGTCATCGTTGTTTTGGTTTTTGTTGCTGACGTGAGGAGAGAAACCGAACCGCTTACGTTCTGCAAGATCTTTTTTCGAAAAAAAGCGCCCCGTTTCCGAGGCGCTCGCGAGGATCAGCGGCGCGTCAGTAGCCTTGCGCCATCGCCCACTTCTCGATTTGGTCGCGGACGTTCGCGGGAACTTGGAAGTCGTCGCCGAATTGGTCGGTCAGGCATCCGGTTCCGAGCAGGCATTCAAGGGACGCGCTGCCGCGCTTGTTGGAGATGAAGCATTGTGTCGTCTCGCCGTCGTTCTCAAACTCAACGGTGTAGCCGCTGATCGTCGTCGTCTTGGTGGTGTAGTTGCTCATGTTGGTCGTTGTTTTTTTGTTTTGGTTGTTGCTGACGTCGCCTACCAAAACCCAACCGCTCCGGTTCCGCAAGAAAAATCTTTCGATCAAACGCACTTTTTTTCGGACAGTCCGAAAGCGACCAGCTGCTCGCGGAGATCCCTCGGCGATGCGACGTCGCACAAGTCACGGCACGCGATCTCGTAGAGATCCGCGAACGTCGCGAACTCGGAGCCGTCGCTGCGCTTTCGGATCGAGCCTTTCGGAAATAGCCGCGCCCGCTCGAGGAACTTCGCCTTCGGAATCCAGCCGCAGATCGTAAGCTCGTTGCGCGTCTTGTGCAGACTGCAAAACAGCAGCGCATCGACCGCGAATGAAAGTTGCGCGGCCAAGAAGTTGTTCACGAAGTCAGGCCGCACGTCGGTCGTCCGGCCCATCGCCTTGATATCAAGCGAGACTCCCGCGAACCGGCAATCCACTCCGTCGTCGCAGCCGTTGCCGCCATCGTTGAGCGGAAGCCCGAGCAAGCGCAGCACCGCGTTCTCGGCGATGACGCCGGTCAACTGTTGCTCCGGCGTTCCGTTCCCGTGTGACCGCTGCCCGAAGTTGTGCGAAGCGACCTGCCTGCGGGCGTGCTCGATGACGTCGCGAGCAACGCAGATCTTGAACATATCAGTCGCCGTCCTCGCGCTGGTCGTTCAGCGCCTCGCGCTGGAAGTTCGCGATGTTGCCGGCGATCACCTCGCGGATCTCCTCGAGCAGCTGCCCGCCTTCGACGTTCGCCTCCGCTGCTGACTTGCCGGCGACCCGCGGACCGAGTTCGACCTCGAGCTTGAGCCGCAACAGCAGGTCGAGCTTTTGACCTAGGAGCGCCAACATCGACTCGACGACTTCGCGGTCGATGACTTCGCCGGATTCCCGCCGGTTCTTCGTTCGCGCAAGTTCGATCTGCTCGCGCATCAACTCGGCTTTCAGTTCCGCGAGGGTCTTCGTCGCGACGTCGCGGCCGATCAACTTTTCCGCGCAGAACGCCCGCCATGCCTCGACGTTTTCTCGCCGTCCGTCCGGCTTCGGCGCTTCGTCCGGGAACCGCTTGCGCGCATCGTAAAGCGCCTGCCGCGAGAGCCCGAGTTCGTCGGCAAGTTGCTTGATCCCGCCGACCCACGCGCCGCCGGTCTTGTCGGCCTCGAACTCGGAGAGCGCCTTTCGCTCGGAAGCCGTCAGCGTCTTGCCGGCCTTGAGCTTCTTCGTGATGTTGGCGACGTTCGCCTTTGCCAGAAGCTCGGCCGGGTTCGGTGCGTCGTCGCTCACAACTTGCGCGGTTCCTTGCCGGTCGCGTCAGCCCAGCGTTGGATTGCAACGGCGACGTAGGCGGGAGAAATCTCGATGGCGCGGCACTTACGACCGAGCTGTTCACACGCAATCATTGTTGTGCCAGTTCCGCAAAATGGCTCCGCAACTGTTTTTGCTTTTTGAAATAATTCTCCGACTGCCCATCGCGGCAATTCAATCGGAAAAACCGCTCGATGGATTGCTGCGAATTCATTTTTTCCATGCGGATTTATTCTAACAATATTAGAAATCGTTCCGTGAAAATTTCCAAAAGGAATTGCACGTGAACCGTTGCCGCCAAAAACGAAAATAAACTCAAATGCATTCGATAAAACATTTGCCGCCATTTGAGGAGCTCCGTGACCTTTATCCCAAATAATCACATCACAAAGATCATCGGAGCGGTCGACGATCCATTTCATCAATTCCCGCTTATTGTCAGCAAGTAACTGAATATTACAAGCGACAACATCACAATGCGGGCGAAACGCATCGAACCACCCGGCCATCAGCGCCGGCCATTGATCTGGAGCGTCTTCGTGCAAGTCATAAAAAGATTCCCGCTTTGATTTTCCTTTTTCGTGATGATCTCGCAACTGGGCAACATTCCCGGCTCCGTATGGCGGCGATGTAAATAATGTATCGCAGCGCTCGCCATTCATCAAACGATCAACATCTTTTTGATTTGTGCTATCACCGCACAACAGCCGGTGTTCTCCAAGCTGCCAGATTTGTCCCATTTCCACGCCCCACTTGGCGCGCAACTCCTCGGCCTTGTCGATCTGCGGCTCCGCGTCAGCGTCCGAAGCCGGCGGCTCGCCCGCAAGTTCCGCAAGGTCGGCCTCATCGAAGCCAATCTCGGCCAGCGGGAAATCCTCCGCTTTGAGCGAGGCGAGAACGTCGCCGAGGTTCTGATCCCATTCCGCAAGTTCCGCGGTCCGGTTGTCCGCGATGCCAAACGCCGTCGCGTCAACGCCGGCAAGCGCCGTGCGAATGATCTGAATTTTTTCCCAGCCCAGTTCCGTTGCCGCGGCGAGCGTTCCGTTGCCGGCGAGCACGACGCCCTTCGCGTCGACGACGATCGGCTTTTGCTGACCGAACCGGCGCAGGCTTGCCTTGATCGCGTCGAGGTTCCGGCGGGAATGCTTCCGCGTGTTCGCCGGGTCGGGCGAAATTGAGCCAAGCGCAACGGTTTCGAGCTTCATTTTGTAAATCTTTAGTCAAGAACGTCAGAAAAGTCGTTTCCGTTTTTTCTGACTAGGTCTTGCAACC